CTCCATTATCAATAGGACTTGCTTGTGGTATTACTGCTGCTGTATTAATAGTTTCAAAAAGTAAACTATCTCCACTAAAAGAGTTACCATCTGTATAGTTACTATTTTCAAGACCTAGTCCATTATAATCAATAGCATGTCTTCCTGGTATATGGTAAGATGCTGATTTATCTCCAGTGTCATATACCCATCTAATAAAAAATGCATAAACTTCATCTCTAAGATATCCTGCATTTTTATTACCATCTTTATAATAAGTTTCAGGGTACTCTACAGAAACCCATTCAGAACTAATTAAATTTGCTAAAGGTTGATAATTAAAATCAAATTTACTTTTAGGACCAATTTTTAAAAGATATCTATTAGCCTCTACTATTTGTTCTGAAGTTTCAATTACAGGGTTTAATTGAAATATATTAGCAGCATTAGTATTTTCTAAACTTTCAGATATTTGATCTAATACTATTTTTTTAGTATTAATAGAATAATATCCTAAAATTTTATAATCAACAATACCTTTTATTATATAAGCTATAGATAATTCAAATTCATCAAAATGATCTGTATCAAGATCTTCAATGTTTATTTCTAATGATCCCTTACCATCTACTTCATTAAATACAGGTTGAACATATGAAAGTGAAAAATAATTTGTAACCTTTTGATTATTAATAGTATACGCTAAACCAACTGCATAAGATCCATTTAAAACTAAACCTTGTTGACTACCTATACTTAAATCAATACATGGAGTTTTAACTAAACTTGATAATCTTATTTTATTACAATTTAATTTATTAGTAGGTGAACATATTATACAACCAACTTCATCATTTTCTGGATCAATTACTGTATCAGTATTTATAGTAGTGCATTCTTCTATCCATTCCACACCTGGCCAAAGAATATTACCCGAAGCATTTCCATAATAATTAATAGTAGAAGTGCCATCTAAACCTCCTAACCAAATATAATCAAGATTAGGCCATAATTTTGGATCTCCAATATTTAAATATCTGTCAGGATTATTTCCATCTGCCCAATACACTTGCCAACTACAATCTTGTTTTTCTCTAGATGCTCCTGATATTAAATTAAATTTACTAAATTTTAAACACGCATCTCTAACTATAGGTCTATATCTAGAATACTCTTCTTCAAATAATCCAATTTCTGAAGTTAATACATCATTACCTTGAGCATCATATATTGCTGAATATATAATCCATTTACTTTCAAATAAAGAAATTGCTCCGATAATAACAGATTTGTGTGGAACTGTTATGTCTTCTCCAATGGTAACACTTAAAGCATTAGACTCTTCATTAGATAGTGTTCCCAAATCTCCTTCTCTAGTATTATTAGATGCATTTCTGGCATAATTCCACATGCCATCTTGTATAAAAGAAGGATCAGTATCTCTTGTCAATCCTTTAACAAAAGATCTAGTCTTATCAAGACTTGTATTTGGTTGTTTTTTTGCCATTATTATAATCTTGCACTTCTGTTTAAACTATAACCATTTAAAGGACCATATGATTTAAACATATCGTAATACCTACTATACATTGCTTTTCTATTAGCAGACCATATTTGTCTAAGTTCTGCAAAGTTTGGTGTGTTAACTACACTCTTAGCATTATTTCTAGCTCCTCTTAGTCTCTGCTCAATAAGCTGCATTCTTTGAGCAACGTCTTCACCATTAATATACAAATTTTCAAGTATTCTAGATTTAAATGCATATTCATAATATTCATTTATAAGATCATGATCAGGTACTAATAAATTACCTTCGTTATCTTCCATTTGACCTTGATAGTTTAAATAAACTTTTCCTGTTTGAAAAGTTGTAAAAAGAAAACCATGTTTAATCCAACCTTCTTGTTTAGTATTATAATATAAATTTGGGCAATCGCATTCAATATTTTGACTAGCTCTCATCTTTAAAGGATAAAGCTCATTGTATATAAAAGTTTCTCCTGTGTTTATAGTTTGAATGAGCTCATAAGATTCACCTTTAGAGTTCATAAAAACTCTAGGTTTAGTTAATGCATTTCCATAGGGTTGATTAGAGTCATGTGTTAAACATGTACCTGAGTTACCCTTATCGTCACAACAAGGTGTAGGGTTAGATGTGTCACATGGATCAGGAACCTGTGCTGGAAAGTCACTATATGTTTCAGGAATTCTACCATCAGTAATTTTTACTTCACGCATTGTAGTGCCTCCAGCTAAACCATCATATCCTTGATTTTTTGCAGAAGTTCTATCTCCACATATATAAGCAAAGTTAAATGTATAAAAATCATCAGGCAATTTTACTTTACCATGCGTTACATCTAAGATGATTTCTTTTTGTTGATTAATCCTAAGACCTAAATCATAATTAAGTTTCTTAGCAAGCTTAATAAGCTGCTGAGGCTCTATCATATTCTCTAAAGCTAATGAGCTTAAATCTACAGTTACATCTTCTAAAAGTTGATCAAAGGTTCTGTATTTTAATGTATAGTTATAATCCATTATCTAAGTGTATTTTGACCATCATCAGGCCCATCTGTTGGAACCTGCAATATCATACCAAGTTCTTTAATTACATATTGTTCTATTTCAGAAAATAAATAGTCAGGAATATTTAATGATTGATCCTGACGTATAAGACAATCATCAGAATCACAAGTCTCAACATCATTTTCAAAAATTGCTTCAATCTTAACTGCATCCCAAATTAAATTTGGAAAGTATAGGTATCCATCTAAAAACCAAAAATATTGTCGAGTGTTATATTTAAATGTAGTAGTTTTAGTCATAGAAACAAAAGTACCAGGATCAGTTCTAAATAATTCTACAGAACCATCAACTGAAGATACAGTCCTAAATATAGGTCCTTGAATACCTGTTAAAACTTCTGGTAACTTTTCTTTTGTTCTTTTAAAATAACATCCTGAGTATACTCCATGACAGGCAGCATCTACTTTATCTACATCAATAAGTTCAACATAAGGCATTGTCCTAAAGATATTGCTAATCTTCATTAACCTAAGTTGATTATCCTCTCTCTTCATAAGAGATTGGCCGTATTTAATAATTGAATAATAAATTGTTCTGTCTGTTAAAAAAGGATCTTCTTTAACAGCTTTAAGTGTATTTCTTACTCTTGATATGGCTTCGCCAACTGTTGTGCTCATAGGTCAAATTCATTATAGTCTTTTAAAGCATGCTCTTGCTTTTTTAATCTTATCTCGTTAGCTACTTTTTTACTATAAGCTAATTTTAATTTTTGTTGTGGATCAACTACTATATAGTTATTCCAATTTTCTGGATATGTTTTAGCAACTGATCTTTTAAATTCTCTACAACCAGTAAATCCCCAAAACTCTCTGTTTTTAAACTTATGTTTTAAAGCACCATTTGTAAAAAAAATCTTAGCTAGTTTGCCATCACTTTCCCAATTTTTATTAGAAACTTTAACTCCATACTTTTTAGATTTAGCAAAATCAATATTTTTCTTTTTACTAGCCTGACAAGTTCCTATGAATAACCACCCTAATGATTCAGGAAGTTCTACTCCATTTCTTTTATCAATTACAGTCTCATAAACTCTTTTGTTAAAAGATTTTATTATTGATCTTAATTCTTTATCCTTTAAGTTTTTATACTTAGGATATTTTTTTCTAAATCTGTCAAAGAACTCTTTATTTAGAACTTCATAAGTGTCTGCTCTAAATCTTGGAGCTTGTAAGTTTGGTTTGTTAAATGTTTCCATACTACTTAAATAATATACTAAAAATTAATGAGATTAGCAAGTTAAACAAATATACTGAAAAAAGAAAACCCCCACTAGTGTGAGGGCTTTCCCGTTGTTAGCCACAGAAACCAACAAACTGCGACAATATTTATTATCCTATCATTAATAGATCAGTAACATCTGTTGAACTACTTATAATTGAAAATGATGTTGCATCTATCATAGATACGGTTACAGCATCTGTTACATCTACAAGACCGTTAAAACATCTTACACTAATGTAAGTTTCATTTAAAGTATGAGCAATAATATCTAATGGATCACCTGATATATAACTAACACCTGTTATCAATTGTCTTTGTACATCTGCAGTTACAGTTACTGCACCAGATCCAGTATCTATTGAAATTCCAGAACCTGCTACAATTTCTGTTACACCAGAATTAGCAATAGTAATGTCATCTCCTGTACTTGTTAATGTCACACCAGTGCCTGCATTAAGACCTTTTACTACTAAATCAGCTCCTGTGCCATCATTAACTAAAGTTTCAGTACCTCCAGCACTTGCTAATGTAACTGTTGAAGCGCCATCAGCATTAACTAAAGGACTTGCAATAGTACCAGCTCCTGAAAGTCCAGCACCAATTGTTAATCCTGTAAATGCAACTCTCATTGCTAAAGCTGTAGTATCAACATCAACATCAATACTTTCTCCCGAAAGAACTGTAAATGTATCTCCTGGGTTTGTTGCAATTGCAGAACCTACAGAAGCCCATGTATATGTTCCTGGATCAGTATCAGTAATATCAAATTGACCAAAGTTATCTGCATTAACTACAGTACCAGGTACGGCTGATGCACCTGTTACATGACCATATGTATCAAAAGTAAAGTTGACTGATTGAATAAATGAGTTACCTGAATTATTACTAGATAAGTCAGTTACAGCAGATGTATCTTCATGAGATACAGTTACTGTTCCTGCTACAGCATCAGCTGCTACATCAATCCCAGGTCCAGCTAATACTTTTGCTAGTATTTGATTTGTAATAATAGGAGCAACCCATATTTCAAATGCAGCCATATCAGCAGACACTGTATAAGTTGTTACATTTGTAACAGGATCTGTTGTAGGTACTACATCAATAAATGCACTTCCATCTACTACACTTGCAGGTGGAGCTACAGTACTGCATATATAATTTACTAATTTAGTAATTACTGTATCTAAATAATCATTTCTTGAGATTACTGTGTCAGTATTACATACAAGATCAACTCCTGTATAAACAATACACTGAGTATTAAAAACCTCAGAGCATGCTGGTGGACAAGTCTGAGAAACTACATAAGTTCCAGAACAGCCGCAGCTAGGGGTATTACAATTTGAACAAGCCATTTTTATTTTATTTTAATTTATATATATAATTTTTTATTTTTTTAATAGCAACTACTAGTTGCTGTAGTTGATGAACAATCTACAAAAGCAATTAATCCATCTAATGTTGCAAAAAAGCCTCCTACTTGCTGTTCATCTCCTGCATCACAAGTTAGAGGCCATGTTAAATCAGTGCCTGCTGAATTAGGAAATCCTGATTCAGCTATAATATTACTTGCTCCTGCAGCAGGTAAATTTTGTATATCAGTGTCAGTATTTATAAAGTTAGGTATATACTCTCCTGTTCTAACATTAGAATTTATGTATCGTAATGTAGATGAACCTACTAATGTATTAGTTCCTGCAGAAATTTCTTGATTTTTTAATGTAGAAAAAAAGAGTATTCCTGATGATTTAATTCCAAATCTACCTACAGAATTTAATATAGTGCCATCATTACCAGATCCAACATTAATACCTCTACTAAATAAAGTAGGATATTGAAATAAATAATTTCCATCTAGATTTTCTACAGCACTTAATACACTGGTAGGTATAACGCTTGTATTCTCATTCCAAAAAACTGATCCTCTAACAACATCTAATGTTACAGACCCTGTACCACTAGTTGCAGGACCTACACCAGTAAGACCATTATAATCATTACTAGCTGTAAGAGGTACTATTGTATCATCTACCCCATAGTTTCTAGCTAAGGGTATCCATGCAATTCCTCTAAAATGAATTTGATTTCCTACTCTTCTACATTGTGGTATAACGCTAAGAACTGATCCACTGTACCAATTAAATCCTACTAAATTAACCCAACCTGTATCTTGAATTTTAGCAGTTAACTCATTACCTGCCGTTAAATTTAAATTTACAGTATTTGTATCTGCTACTGTAATTGTAAAAGCATTAGTAGATAAATATGTAAATATATCACAAAGTGAAATCCATAGATTATTTACAGCATCTGCTACAGTACTATAACTAGCATCATCAACCCATGTGCCCGCATATCCTATAGACATTTGAGTACCAGTTGTTAAACTAACACTAGTATCTGTTATACATGCTCTACCTACAGCTGCAGTTAATTCAGTTGCACTACCTGTAGCAGCAACATATCCACACCAAACATTATTTATATATTCTTCTAAAAGAGTATCAATTTGATTAGAAGTTCCACTTAATAAACTTCCTATTTGACATCCAATAGTAAAACTTGGTAAAGTTAAAGTAGGTGTTGGAGCATTTTCTAATATTGTAATTCTTGTTATAATATCAACTAATTGATCATTTATTAAGCTTACTTCTGTAATTAGATTACAGATTCTTTCTCCAATAAGTTGAACGTAATCTACTAGTTGCATTGTTCTTTGAGTACCTATAACAAAACATTCTGCTACTGATACTACACAATCTGGACAACCTGAAGCTTCTTTAGATGCTGGTGTAATACCTTCATTTTCACAAATCTGATTAATCAAAAATTGAATAAGAGCTTGAAAGTCATCAGGACCACAAGCTTGTAAGTTAAAACATGATAAATCGTAATTAGAAACTTTTAATGTATCTAATACTGTACAAAGCTCTGTTGCTAACTTATTTATTACATCTGAAACAGTATCTCCAGTACATAAATTTATACAAGAAATATCAGGTCCCTGCCAAACTACGCAGTTTGAAGAGATAGGGCTACAAGGCTTATTATCTAAATTTAACGGTTTCATACTTTCTGTTATTTATAATATACAAATTATTATTAAGAATTGCAAGAACAATTAGACCCAGTCTTACCACAACAATCTGTTGTTGGTAAACATTTAAATTTAGGATCATATAATGCTTGTAATTCTATTAGTTCTTTACTTATCATCCATTTTTCATCTAGTTCAGGACAACAGTTAGATATACCATATCTTAATGCTAATGCTTCTTTATAAGCTATTTCTGCAAAGTTACATGTAATCTTATCATATTTTTCAGAAGAACATATAGGAGTATTATACCCTGGTTTTATTTTTCTATCATTAGGAAAATACTGTACACAAAATCCTACTTTATCTCCTAACTCATTTTCAAATACATTGCAATCTCCGTAAAAATTAAATATACCTTCAGGATTAACTGTATTATCCCATCTTTGAACACAATATCTCAAAGAAGAATGTCCAGACTTTACTGTAGCAGTAACTTCAGAATCACCATTAGCATTTATAAAAGTATATGTTTGATCTTCCGTAGTATTATTAAATACAGTTGAGCATTTTGGAGTAGTAGATCCACAAGTAGAACAATCTGTAAAATCTAAAGTTAATACAACTTCTTGAAAATTTGCAGGTTCGGTTAAGGGAGCATAAAGACTAACTGTATAGCACCCTGTACATCCATCTATTTGAATTACACTACCTACATATCCAGATAAATTAGTTGAAGTAATAATTACAGGAACACTGCTTGCAGGGTCACAATCATCTAATTGATAATATGTTGTTAAACATGTTGTGCAATTTGTAAATAGTAAAGGTGTAGCTATTGTAGTTTGACTAGGAGGTTGATAATCAATTTGCTCTACACTCCAACATGCACAATCATCTTTAAGAACATTTCCTACATATGCAGACAAATCTTGAACACTATAAATTACTTCATTTGCATTTTCACAATTAGTAAGTTTATAAGCTATTGTACCTATACATTCATCACAACTAATATAACTCCTTATAATGGTTAAATCTAAAGGACAATCACAAGGTGATGTTTCAGTAACAGTCCAACAACCTTCATAGCCTGCTAATACAACTACTGAATTTGAATTAACATATTGTGATAAACTTTGTAATGTTGATGTAATAGTAGAATCTTGTGTAGGATAAGCTGTAGGATCACAATTAGTTAATAAAAAACATTTATCTGGACATTCCTTATCTACACAAAGACCATGTTGAATAATAACAGCTGAAGGCTGTAAAGGAACTTGTTTTGCTAAAGGAGGAGTTTGTGAACAAAACTTATCTGGAGCAAATGTAAGTTGAGGATTTCCATCACAATCAATGTATGAAACTACTCCTGGAGCACTAATTACCTCATAACAATTACAATCACATGGATCAGCACTACTGTTAGTTATTGTTAAGTTATTTACAGGATTTGAACAAACTCCTTCATTTATTTGAACTAACCAAGAATCTGTAAATCCTTCTAATGTAACATGATTCCCAACAACACTTGCAAAAACTCCTGCAGTACTTTGAATTGTTGTTCCATCACAGTTAGTAAGTAAATAACAAATAGATGTACATTCAGGGCATGCTTCAATAGCTTCTGAAGATTCACAGTCTCCTTTAAATACAAATGTTAATTCAGCATTAGCATCAGGAGGATAAAATAAAAGATCATACTCTGCTAAAGTAGCAGGAGCACCTGATAAGCCATCTCCAACTACCCCTATTGACCAAGTATAACATTGATTAGGAATTAATGGGTAGCCTGGTATAATAGAAGTAGATGTTGAAATATTTACAGGAGTATAAGTTTCTACACCATTATAGTTATTAATATTAAATGATGGCATTGAACCTCCTTGACTTCCACCTACATAAGGTTCACCTCTAAAAAATATAGCATCTCCTTCACAACAAGGATCTGCTTTTATATAATATTGACCTGTTTCGCAATCTGTACAAGTTACTCCATCATTACAATCAGTTGCTTGTATACCTCCACTATCAAGAACAGGATCTATTAAACTTGCAAGTACCGTATTATAAGCATCATTAGTAACCCCTCTGAAAGTTAATTTATAACAATAACCTGGTTCAACAATATATTCTGGTTGAGTAAGATCTACACTATTAAGATTAAGAGGAGCAGCTATATCAAAATCATATATACCATTTGGCAGTATAGATAATTGAGGTATTATTATAAGAATTTGACGATCTATGTTGCAACAATCCTGTAATAAATAATAGTTTTGCATTTTATTTTATAAATTTATTTAAGTTGGCTTGTTTTAGTTTTGCTTCATATGTTGCTATACATGCTGAACATACTTGTTTTTTATCTGATGCTGTTCTTCTTTGACATCCGCATGAAAGAACTTTACCACAGTTTAAACATTTTGATCCTGCTGCCATAATTTGTTGGTTTAATTTGGTTTAACAATGTCTACAATCTAATTTATTTAAAAGTTTTAAAGCATAATTATAAAGTGTCATTCCCTCTTGTTGACTATGACAAGTTTCTACTTTAGCTTTTGCTGCATCTAAATACATTCTAATCAATCTAAGATGTCTTAATTTATCTTTAACAGATGCAGGTGGATCACAATCTGCTACATCTATATCACACAAGATTTTTTGATAAAGATCCATTGCTTGAGTCATCCTTAAATGATTATATTCTACATAAACCATATGATTTGGGTCTACTACATATTTTATTACATATATTCCATCAGGTAAGTTTACATATGATTGGTCGCAATTTTCTGTTTGTAGTCCTAAATCACATCCTGTTAAATTGCAAGATGATTCAGGTTGAAAATGTACTTCTGTAGCATAAGTATATCCTGGAACTGTAATTTGAAGTTTGGGTTCAAAAATAGCAACTTGTGGAGAATATACACTTGTATCAAAAATTTTAAAGACACAAGGATTTCCTACACTAGGTATTTCTAAACTTAATACATGATTTGCCATATTGATAAATAAAAAAAGGGAGAGGAGAAAATAAATCTCACTCTCCCTTTAATGAGTAATTAATTATATTATACTACTACAATACTAGCAGCAGCACATGGAACACCTGCTTCAGCAGTTTGTTCAACACAGTCATTACCAACAGCAGCAGTTACAGCATCAACATCATCCTTAAGATCTTTCAATGCTCCAGCAGCTAGTGTACCTGCAGGACCAGCAATCTCAAGTAAATATTGATCATTGTCAAATGTACCTGAAGGATTGTTATATCGTGGAATGCTATGCAAAATAAACAATCTGTCATAAGATGCAGTTCTATCAACTTGCCCTGCTCCTGTACCTAACATATCATTACCTTGAGTAATTTCACGTATTCTAAGATCAGTTGCAAAGTTAACTTGTCTGTAAGATTCTGATAAAATAAAATCTCTAGCAACAGTTTCACCTAATCCTTCTGCTTTTCTACCTTTACACTCATCTACAATACATACTCCAGTAAACTCACATGGATCACCATTCAAGTCAACTTCAGAAGCATATAATCTTAAAGGCTCAGTTCCGTAGAAATCTGAAGGTTGGAAAGTACAATCTCCAAACTTAGTATCTTCATAAGCACCAACTAATGTCAATCCAGCACACTCATCAGTGTAAGCAGCAGGAGTATAAGCATCTGTAGTTGTTGCAATAACTGTAGCTGGAGCAACTAAACCTAATTTAGTATTAGTAGCAGCAACACCGTTAGCAAGTACTGTAGCAGAAGTTCCTTCAGGATATACTAAAGTTGCACCGTCACCAATAGCACCAGCAGCACCAGCAGCAGATACAGTAACTACAGGAATAATAAATGGAGCAGAATTATCTCTACCATTAGGTCCAGCACCTGTTAAAATAACACTGTCTGAAATTTGCTCTGCCCAAGAAAGAAATACAACAGCTGGGTTAACAGCTACAGGAGCAATTGCGTCATCTGCACAACATCCTGTGTAAGCAGTAATTTCTTGGTATGCTTGATGATTCAGCATTCTTAATGCTGGAGACCCTTTAACATCTATTCTCAAGTGATAATTTTCACCACATAAGAACGTTGGGCAGCAATCAGCTGTACCAGTAGTATATGGTGTAGTACCAATGTGCAAGATAGATTGTTGTGCATCATGAGCAGTAACACCCCATACTTTAGAAATAAATTTAGGATTAATTCCTTTTGATTTAATTGATTCTTTGTACCCTCCGTGGAAAGGTCCGATTTTATCATTTACATAAGGAGCACCTGATGCAATAATAAATTGACATTTTGATGGAGTAGCCACATCTAGTGGAGCCCAAGTCTTTGCATCATACAAAGATAATTGTCCTGAAGTTAGTGCACCACTGGAAGCAGTAGGTGTAGCAGGTACAGGATCAACATAAGAAGACATTACAAATGTCTTTCTAAAAGCGTTGTTAAAATAAGCCATTTTTCTTTTTTTTAAATTTTATAAATAAATAATATACTATAATATACTAAAAGTTTTTTAATTAATCAAATTAAGATTAATTATTTCTTTCAGCAGTTTGACTACCTCTTGGATATTGTACTGGTGATTCTATATCTCCAGCTATTATACTTACTGCTTCATCAATAATTACTTCAATAATATCATCTTTAAATTCAGATTGAACTTCTGTAAGTGATTCTACATTAGTATATGGATCTACACAACCTTGTATTTGAATTTTTCGTGGTTGTCTGTAGTAAGTTAAATCAGCTTGTGATATTTCAAATTCATTATTAGTATAAATATGAACTTGATTATTAATTAATGTAGCAAATGTTTCTGCCCACTCAAATGAAGGTTTCTTAGATTTATCTCTTAGCAATTGATTTAGATTACCTTCTTCTGCAAGATATACTGTCATTCTTCTATCATCACAGCAATCTTTACAAGCAAATACATCTACCCTTTTAAACTGCAAATAGTTTTCAGGAATAGTACCTAAGAAATAATCTTTTTTATCTATTAATGAAAGTTGATTATCAGAAAGTAAAACTTGAAGATCATCTTTTCTTCTAGTAGATTGTTCATCACCTTCTTTAACAATGTTAAGTCCATGCAACTGTCTTCTACACCATTCTACTTGTGCTTTATTAAAAGCCTCAACAACTTGCCAACATTCTATATTATCATAGTCTTGACTATCAAGCTTGTTAATCCTTTGTTTTAATTTTATGACTATTGTACTGTTTAACATTATTTCTTTTTCTTTTTCAATTTACTTAATGTAATCGCAAATCTAGCACGTTGAGCAGTCTTACCTTTACCCTTAGCTTTTTCTCTAAGCCAAGACTTTTTAATTCTCTTATTCTTTGTATCATAACCACCTTGTCTTTTAGCAGTTGCTGTAAGAGAACCTGGCTTTTTAATTGCCTTCTTGATATTTAACTTCTTCTGTGCCATCTTTAATAATCCCAGTAGATAAAGATTTGATCATCTGTTTCTTCTGGTTCCTCAAAAGTTTTACTCATATAGTAATATACAAAAAAATCATTAGCATTTCCACCTTCTTCTTGCTTTTCTCAAACGGCTATTTGGATCTTTAGCTGCTTTAGGAAACTTTTTCATTTGACCTGCAGATCTTGCACAATAACTTTTTTTTCTAGCTCCACCACCTGGTTGAGGTGCTTTAAGATTAGAACCAGTTTTACGGTTAATGCTTTTACGACCCTTAGCAGTAAGACCACCTTTCTTAGACTTACAACCATTCTTGATTGTACAGCCTTTCATAGCTCCTTTTTTCTTAGTACTTTTTTTAGTTGAAGCCGCCATTATCTTTAAACTTCTGATATAGTTTATAACCTCCTACTCCCGCTCCAACTGTAGCTGCTGCGCCTGCTACTTTTCCAAGAGCTTTTTTTAGTTTACCACCACGTTTACCAAATTTCTTTTTACATTTAGGTTTACCAGGTTTTCCGCATTGTTGTGCTCCTCCTTTTTTCATGTAGTTATCATAACTACTCATCATTGCACCTCTTTTAGCTTGCTTAAGATCATTAAAGTATCCTAGTACTTCTGCAGGATTTGTTTTGTTATTTGCCATTATTTCTTCTTTTTAGCTTTAGGTTTAGTATGGGTATAACCTTTCTTTTTCATACGGGTGTGATCAGCCATAACTTTTGCTTTATAACCTTTTCCTGTTTTAGGATCATACATCATATGAGCTTTAAACTTCTTCTTAGCAGCACTTTTTTTAGCACCACCTTTTTTCATTTTAGTCACATCCTTAGTCATTACTTTTGCGTAGGCCATTACTTTTTCTTTTTAGTTGTTTTTCTTTTTCTAATAGCACTGGTTCTTTTACCCATACCAACTTTTTTCTTTTCTGCAACAGCTTTAGCCTTTTGTGACTTAGACATAGAACCCCAAGTTCTAGGAGTCTTGCTAGAAACTTTTTTACTAGGTCTACACTTCTTAGTTTTTTTATTCTTAGAAGACCCGCAAACATTACCCTTTTCATCAGTCCACTTTTCTTTGAACCAACGTTTAAGATCTGCACCTTTTTTTGTCTTTCTAACTGCCACTACTTTTTCTTTTTACTCTGACCAGCTTTCTTTTTTCTACACTTAGCAATCATACCACTAGCATAAGCTGATGGAAAAACTTTATGAGCTCTCTTAGCTGCATAATAGCAAGAGTCTTTTTTAGTTTTACTTTTTGCTTTAGCTTTCATTTTGGCCATGTTACTTTCTTTTAAGTGTTTTCCGTCTAGGTAAAGTTTTTTTAGGTGTAGGAGCTGATTTGCCAGCTATAGTCTGTAGTTTTTTAACTTCAGCCATAGCAGCTTTTTTAACATCAGCCATTAACTTAGAATCCTTTTGAATCTCTTGAGCTCTTTGTAAAGTACTCATTGCTGAAGCTACTTCAAACTCTCTCATTTCTTTTTTACTCATCATAATGAACCTCCATTTCTTAGTTGTCTTCCTTGTATAGTTCTTGGATTATTAGAATACTTAGGCATCTTTTTGCCACATCCACATCCTCCACCATACTTCATGATAGAATCTGGACCTGTTTCCATCATCATTCCAGCTCTAGCCTTTTTAATTCCTCCAGTGGTATAATCAAATTTCTTCATAACTTTTATTTTTGTCTTCTAAAAGATCCTTTTTTATAAACCTTACCACAAGAACCACCACGCTTCATTTCATAACCATTCATGGCTGATGTTAATGCAGGTTTAGCCATTGTAGACCCACCGTCTCGTTTATAACCTTTTTTCTTAAGTGCATCAAATAGTGCTTGACCACCATCTTTGTAGTATTTCATTCCTGACATAATATATATTTTTTTATCAATTAACTTTTATATTTTCTTGGTTTAATTGTTTTTTTAGCTTTTGGTTTAGGAAAAGGAGCAGGAATAGGATTAGGTTTTGGAAAAGGATTAGGTTTTGGAGCAGGTCTAGGCTTTGGAGTAGGCTTTGGAATAGGCTTTGGAGTAGGTTGTTTTCTTGCTACTTTTGACTTTGCACTTGATGTTGATCCTCCTGATCTTCCACCTGTTGCACCTGAAGATGTAGATGTAGATTTACGCTTACTAGTATTATTACTATTACTTGTAATTTTAGTCTTTTTAGTAGAAGTGTTGTTACCAGCAATTCTTCTATCACCTCTTACATTAATATTCTTTTCTTTACTTCTAGCTGAACCAATAACTGCAGTTGCTCTTTTAGTACGGTTGTTTTTCTTAGTAGTAAGATTTTTATCCGCTGCAGCTTTAGCTTTAGAAGTTGTAACTTTACGGCTAGCCTTACCTTTATTTTTTATAGCCTTTTTTGCTTGTTTAACTTTAGTTAGCTCTAACTTTGCCTTTTCTTTTGCGGCTTTTTTCTTAATCCTTTTTACTGGGTCTCCCATGGCTTTAATTTATTTTTTTATTAATTAACTTTTCCAATAATTTTCACATTCTTTAGTTAAATCATCTAAAATATCTTCATTAAGAGGATTTTTTAAGAACTCAACTACATCAGAAACATTTCTTCCTAACATAGCATTCTTTTTATTGTGATAAATATGTCCATCACTCTTAGTAATAATATACTTAAAAAAACTGGAATCTTTAACAATACTTCTAATTTTTAATGTTTCCATGTCAGATTCTACTGTATCTAAAAATTGAGTTACTGCTCTTTCCATATTGCTTTCAGCTCCTTCTCCATGAATGTGTGTATCCATATTTTCATATAAAACATCTAATGGAGTAGACTTTTTGTACTGTGTACTACTTGCATCTACAACTTTTGCTACATAAAATAATTTAGTACTATTTTTATCAAACAATTTTTGTAGTTCAGATAGCGCTTTATTTCTAAGTTTTTTATATTCAGTTCTACTAGATACAGTTTCTGCGTCTTTATCTAAATAAAACTTAGGTGGTTTTGGTTTTGATTTTGCATCTTCATAACTTTTTGCAATTAAAGAAAACCCTCCTGCCTCAATAGCATGTAATTTAATTCTATCATAAGGATCATTCATATTAAGAAACTTAGTTTCATTTCCTATACTTAAATCTATCTTATTCCAAAATTCATTGTTATCTGGTTTTAATAACTTTACTTTATTCCAAAAGTCTTTATCTTCTGGGTCAAGTATATTAGAAGCTAATTCTGCTTCTAAATCTGCAACAGATTGTCTTATCTGTTTTACTCTTGCTTCTCTTTTTTCTTTTGAAAGTTTTTTAACTTCTGGAGCAAACTCATTAAGACCTGTTAGATATCTATTAATTCCATTGATCTCTAGACATGCTAACTGCTCTTGATGTTTTATTCCATCAAATAAACTTAATCCATAATTTTCTAATCCCATATTTTCTGATCGTGCATCAAAATATGGTTTAATAGAGATTTTTGATTCTCTACTTGCTGATGGTGTTTCCACCATTGTAAATTGTTCTTTTGCCATTGGTTTTGTTTTTGTTGATTATTATTTTGTTGGTTATTAAAAAAAAAGGGAGAGGAAAAGCCCTCCCCCTTTTAAGAATTTATTGTTTAGATTAGAATGATCCTCCAGTAACTGGGTTTCTCATTACAATCTTCAATACCTTAGTTGGATCTTTTACCCAAATTGCAGGCATTGTTTGTGACATCATGACGCGGTAACCATTGAATTGTCCAGAAGACTGGAATCCTTGGCTACGTCCCATGTAGTCCATTGTACCATTTTGATACCACCACTTAAGTTGATTATCCCAAGACAATTTCAATAAGTAGATATTGTCATTAGTATTATCAGTGATGTCAAAGATAATGAATGAATAAGAAGATAATGGGAATCCATCAATGATTGGGTTCTCAATATCATTAGTATTTACATTATCAAATGCTGGGTTAAGTACAAACTTAACATTAGCAAGGAAAGGAATTACATAAGAAGTGTAAGCAAATCCAAAGTTCAAGTCCATACCTTGACCAGTGATAGCACCGATATCAGCAGCTTGAATTACAAGACCTGAAGCAACTGCTTCTCTCTTGATAGCTTCATTTACCATTCTCATTCCACCCATACCAGTTTGGACAATCAATTGTCTACTTGGATCTGGACCTTGGAATTCAACTTTACCGTTAAAGAAGTTATAAATCTCAGAACGGAATAGATCAAGGTTAAAGTTGTTCTTGTTATATACTCTTTTGAAAGAGTTATCAAGTTGTTGCCAAAGACCTACAGATAATCTCAAATCATCTGGTCCGTCTTGTCTAACTCTACCACCTTGTCCCCACATTAGGTAGGACTCAATGTCATTTGCTACTTTTGTTAAGTGAGCAGCTTCCATTTGTGTAAGGAAAGATCTAGAAAGATCACCATTATCAAAGGCTCTTTTTACACCCTCTTTACCCATTTTAGATACCATATCATCTAGTGATGCTACAGAAGGATCCATGTTATCTCCTGAAGATCTCCAGATCTCAGTTACTGGTACAGTACCATCAGCATTCATTCCACCTTTGATCATAAGATCAGCTCTAGAAGAAACTGAATAGTGAACGTGTGCTTCTGCCCCACCTACATAGTTGTAGAATTCACGGAAACCTGTTCCTGTAGTGATGTCAGAAAATCTTTCTCCATACTCACCTCTTGCAGAACCTTTTCTAAAGTACTTAGTTCCATTTTCTAAAAAGCGAGAATCAAAAGTTGCAGAGTTGTTATTGTTAACCATCTGCACAGTGTAGATAAATCCATCACCTGTAGGAAGAATATCCTCATCAGTAATGTAAAGTTCAGCCCCATTGTATTTGTCATATGTGATGATATCACCATGTCCAAATTCTCTGCAGCTCATCTTAATGCGGAAAGTAGTACCATCTGCACCTCTTGTATCTGCTAATGAAGGATCAATGTCTTCAACAACATAAGGAAGGTCTCTAGATACTGGTGTTTGCCACTTATACTCTCCACGAGCATTATCTACTTCAATTACATTCTTTCCACCAAAGCTAGACATTTGATAAAGAGGCATTTCAACTTTCTGAGACATTGCCCATAAGTCCACTGGACCTAAGTCCATTGGTTCTGCATCTTTCAACATGTTAACCAAGTGGTAAGAATCTACGTGTGAACTTGCGCTGTACGCTGTATCCCGTAGAAAGATACCATTGTTTAAAACTGGAGTTGCCATTTGTTTTTATTTGTTTTTATTTGTTTACTAATTAAAAACGTTTGAACATATTGTTCTTACGTTGTATTGTTGGTTTTCTTGTTGGTTGTTGTCTTCTTCTATTATTATTATTAGAATCTTGAATAGATGAAGAACTATTTTTTTGTGACTGAGCAGTCTTTAATTGCCTAACTGTTTTTTCTACAGCATTTTTAGATCCTTGATCTTTTATTTTAGTTTTATAACCATCTGGATCAGATAGTAGCCATAAAGCTTCTGCAATTAAATCATGTCTTGGTTCTACAAACTGATATTTTTCAAGTAAATGCCCTAATAAATTAGTAGGTTTACCTGATATAGATGGATAATTAGGTTGAACTAAACCAGAATATAAATGATTTTGAATTTTTTTATCTAGTTTTATTTGACCTAATGTACCTTCTGATAATGTATTATATACATTGTCCATATATTGAGCGGCAGCTTCTTCTTGTTGAGATTTTTTATGTTCTTGCTCTGCTAGTTTTTGGGCTACTATTTTTTCTTGCATTTTATCCAACTTTGGTTTAAATTGGTTAGCTTTTTTACTTAGTCTTTCAGTATCTGCCCAAGTTTCAATTTCTTCTTCTATTTCTTCACTAGTTCCAAAATTAGTTGCTGTTAAATATTGTCTTGCAATTTCAGCTTGATGATTCTCATCTTCTGGATTTAATTCCATAACTTCTTCAACATGTGAAAGAGTTCTAAATAATCCTTTTAAATCTTGACCACCATCAGCAACATATTTTGCAGCTACTTGAAGTTCAGAAGGAAGTGATTCAAAAAACTCTTTAGGAGTATTTTTTCTTATCGTAGCTTCTCTTTCTTGAAAATTAGCTTCAAACAATTCTCTAAAGTCTTTAGTACTGTATTCTGATAAATCTTTATCATCATCAAATGCAAAAAGAGTTCCTTCTTCAATCATTTTAGAAGCCAACTCTTGCAAACCATTCTTATCAGTTTTACGTCTGCCTGGTTTATTTTCTACAGTTTCTTCTTCTGTAATTGCATCATCTAATTCAGCTAATGCTTCATCTACTAAATCTTTAGTATCTACAGGAGTTTCAACTTTTTCTTGTTTTTCAGTTGTAGTCTCAGTCTTGTCAATGAACGTTGTGTCAAGTTCTTCTTTTTTAGAAAAAATATTTGACTTTTTATCTTCTATTTCTGGTTCAACTTCTTCTGAAGGTAACATTACACTTTCAGCACCTGGTTGACCAAAAATTTCATCTAAATTTACTTCTACTTCCTCTACCGTTGTAGAGTCTTGCACTTGAGTTTCCTCATTTAATTTTTCTGCCATTTGTTAGTTTTTGTTGGTTATTACTTTAATATACTAAAATAAATCTTAAAGATTTAGAATTCTTTACAATTCTTTATTAAAAATTTTGCATTATATAGCTAAATTATTTTTTCTTATTATCTTTAGAAGATTTAAAATCATATTTATTCTTATTTTCTTTAGCAATTTGCAGTTGAGTATTAGCAATATCTCTTTGAGCTTGAATTCTTTGTTCTTCAACATTTATTTTTTGAGAATGCTTTACCATATCATTTGCTTGCCTTTGTCTTTCAACTTGAGTTTGTTGTTGATATTGTTCAGTTTTACGTATATTATTCATTGCATCTTGATAATCGGATTGCTGATTTCTATTTAAATCAACTGTTGACCCATATCCTGCAGCTCTAATTTCAGCAATAAGAATATCTTTTTGTCTATCTTTTTCTTTTTCCATAGCTTGAGAATCAATTTTCATTTTCTCTTGCTGTTGCTGTGCTTGAAGTTGTTGTTCTTGCATTTGCTGCTCTTGTTGCATTTGCATTTGTTGTTGCTGCTGTTGTTTTTGTTCAGAATCTTTCATGGCAGCATTAAGTTCAGCAATAGAATCTGATTGAACAACTTTTCCTAAATCATATATAGAAGCACCAGTAGTATTGTTTTGAAGAGCCATTTGTTTTAACTGTTCTAATATTGATCTATGATTAGCTGTTGTAGATGTAAAAATATTAAGATCTCTCATTAACATATCTATACCATTAATCTCAAAATTAACTTTTTCATCTGCACTTGTAATATATGTTAACCTATTAGAAGGATTTGTGCTATGATAATATTGTGAAAGATCAGTACGCATTTGATGAACTCTTGGCATTAAATAATCACAATGTTGAATAAAATATGTTTCTGTTTGAGCATATGATGCATTAGCAGCTTGTTCTACACCTGTAGCTGTCATTTGAGATAATTGTTGACCCATTCTTTGTGGATTAACACCAATTGTCTCATAAGCTTGTTGTTTAAAATAATTTGCTAATTGAATTCTAGACATCAATCTATTAGTTTGATCTAAATCTAATTTTTGAAAATGTTGAAAGTTTAATGCATTTTCTGTATTTGTAATAGAAGTATCTAAAGGTAACATTCCAAAATCTTTCATTGCAACATAAGCTTTAGATAAATTACCTTTACCCCAATCTTCTCCTAAAGAATGTTGTGGTAATGTATTCTGATCTAACATAATTACAGTACCTAACTCATCAACTAGAATATCTGCAATTTGGTTATTTACCATATTATAACCAATTTGAAAAGGTTTCATTAAATCTACAAGTGCTGTAGATTTAGTATTTCTATCTGAAAATACAGCACCTTCTACAGGAAGTTTACATCCATATAAGTTATTGTCACCTTTAAATTGAAATTTTAATTTACCAGGATTTTTCTTATCAATACCTATATACATAGGTGTAAATCCTGAAGGATTATTCATACCCCAATAGCTTGGGACATTAGGTCCTATTTTAATGCCACCCCAAACTTCATTAATCCAAATCCATTCTATGTGTTCACCAAATACTAAATTATCTTTAGTTTTGTTTTTAAACAATCTATTATCATATATTGGTTTATCTGTAATTTTATAATCTTCTGTAATAACTTCATTTAAAACTTCACCTTCATCTGTAATTTTAGTTAAGTGACCAAGTTTTCTTTGAGACTTCCAATAACATGTTGTCACTCTTAATAAATAAGCACTTCCATCATCTTGATAATCTTCTCCTTGTGAAAGTATTCTATTTACAATATCATCTCCATCTGAAACTGTACTATCACCCATAAAGCTAGTATATTGTCTCATTGCTAAAGAAGGTCTTTGTGTATTCCATTCATGAGATTGAGTTGGATCATAAAAACTTCCATCATTTTGAATTCCTCCAATACTATAACCAGCTGCTCTTATTGGATATATTGCTTCTAAAGCTTCTAATTGCTTTTCAGTCATAAGATATCCATACTTATCAATTACATCTGATGTTGTAAGCATATCTGTTTTACCAACCCAGTTACAATCAGAAATATATCTTGAATCAGGAGATTTATGATAAAAGGTTAATGCTGGATTCCAAAGTTCAACATCATAATCATCTTCCATCATTCTCATATGCCAAAACTCTCTATCAGTAATAAGCATATCCCTAAAAGCTCTTTCTTCTAGTTCTTCTAATCTAAATCTTTCAACGTCTACTTTGTGTTGATGAGTAGCCCATTCTTCAATCATAGATCTGTAACTTTTTTTAAAGTACATTTCTATTTCTGGAAGTGTTTTTAAATTATCTTGACTTAATTGTTGTTGCGCTTCTTCTGATTCTGGATCTAAACCTTGAGCTAGCAAAGCAGACATTGTTTTTACTTTAGCTTGATTTACTAAAACATTTTCTACTTCAACTCTTTTTTGTTCAAGCATTTCATTATAAGAAAATTCATCTACAGCACGATATGAAAGCTTTGTTGATCTTTTTGCAAACTCTGCTACAAGTACATTAACTACATTAGGTATAATAGGATAAAATTTAAGCTCTAATGCAGAACCTTCACTTTGATTATCAGTTAACATACTGACAATATCTCTAGACTCATTATCATCTTCTACTATATAATCAGTTCTATCTATATGCCCTTTAGCTAATTTATAATTTTTTAAAAGTCTTCTTGAATTTCTTCTAAGTTGTTTTAATCCATTCCATTCAAGCCAATCAAGATTCCAAGCTGCCCATTGCTCATCTTTTTTCTTAGATGATAAAAATTGAATAGGTTGTGTAATAGTACCCATTTTATTTTGTTCAACTTTAGCGCCTTTTTTTAACTGGAGTGCATTAAATACTTGCATAGTTATTATTTAATATTTTTAAAAGCAGATCTTTTACGATTACTACCTTTTATTTTTTTATTTTTTCTACCCATATGAGTAAATGGACTACTGTTTAATTTAAACAAATTTTCTGACTTTTGCAACTTTTTAGCTGCGTCATCCCTTATAATCTGCTTAGTATAACCTCTATTAGACTCTTGTATTCTCATAAAAGATACAAGTGCTACAAATGATACTAATCTATCTACGTTAACTCCATCTGCATATTCTTGCATTTCTTTTATTAACATAGGATCAGGAATTCTCTCTATTCCATAAGTTGTTTTAACTACTGTACCATCTTCTTTTGTTTCTTGATCTAACTCTTCTCTAATGTATTCAATAGCATAACTAAGCATGTGAGCCTTAAACATTGTTCCTGTATTCTTCCAACCATATTCTTGGAACACATTCTTATTAGCACCTAAATCTTTTAAAAACATTATTTGACTTTTTGGAACAAGATACTTTTGTTTCTTTCTACTTATCATATAGTTAATAAATAAAGAAATGTTATTCTCAATTACTGTCCAGGCATTGTACCATTCTATTATAAGTTCTAATCTCTGATGCGTTTGTTTTATATCATCAAATCTTCCGCACCATGCTGCTACTATTTTGCTTTGTTCAATGTATGTTTCAGTTTCTGTTCCTGTTACTTTAGTAACTTCTACAGAATTCTTCATTACATAAATAGAACATAATGAATCTGATGTTGTAGTCTTACCTTCTGCAACGGGGTCAATTGAAGCATAATAACTTCCAAAATCTGGTTTTTCTTTATTAGGTCTTTCCCAAACTACAAGACAACCTGTTTTATCTTCTGTTTTTTTATTTACAGGAAACTCTTTTATAGGTTGTCTATTAGTTTTTGTAACTGTAGGTTTACCATTAGCATCTGTAGATATATCTAAAAATTCATAGCCGTATTCCTTTTCCTCTATTCTTCTAGATTGTGCAGAAAGAAGGTGTGTAGGAAATATAGAAACAGATCTATTATCAAAAGCTTCTTTAATATTTCTTGGATGCTGAGATATTCTTAATTGATAATCTTCTGGAGCTAACTCTCTTTTCCAATCATCAAACTGTTGTTGTAAAGCTATTGTAGCTTCTTCTACATTAGAGTTACCATATTGATCTATATGAGGTGGCATAGACCACTGTTCTGGAATAAACAAGCCTGACATACCTTCAGTACCTTTATGATCTATTAAATTAGTTTCTACAGCATAAACATCTTTAGATGTTGGATTAAGAATCATATCTTTAAGT